GATATATGTTTCAGTTGATGATTTTGCCATACATCCTTTGGTTAATTAGGTCAGGGTCTACTTTTGGTAGTATATTAGCTAGTTTATCTAATGGGTTACCATCATAAGCAATTCCACTAATATCATTAGTCTTAAGCCACTCACATGCGGCTTTTAAATCTTGAGTAGAAGCAGTGCCACCTTTGACCCGTTTAAGGAATTCTTCTGTGACAAGGCTATGTAATTCGTTGAACTGGTCTTCAGTGGCTTTCTTCATTAGTCTTTAGTTCCTGGGAATAAATTCTTTTTAATTAACTCGACTGCCTTATCATCAATGGTATTATCAGTTGATGCTGCATAAGCTTCAAGTAGTTGTATAACTAATTCCTTTACAGCAGATGAGCTGAGGAATGCCATGAGGACGGGTTTGATAAGTACGATCATTTTTTATTAAATGGGTTGATTTTTTGTATTAAAGATTTCTCTTTAGGTTTGGGTGGGTTTTGTTGTTTTAAGTATTCTTTTATGGATACTATATCTGAACAAATATGAGACACACGAGTTCCAGGTTTTATCATTAAACCTTTCTGTAATAATTTAGAACAATTATCTATACGAACCAATTCGTAGTTTAATTGCATCTTTTCTTCTTGACGTTTACCAATAGATTTACAACGTTCTTGTATTTCATTATCTAAAGGTACCATAAAGTTTACTTGAAATCCCCAGTTTTCATTTTTAACATATGAGTCATAATTTACTGGTATTTCAGGTTGAACATGATTACCCATATAAAAAGGGCTAAACGTCATCGTAGCACCATTACAAGAAATTGATGGTCCTAAATGTTGTCTAGAAGGTGCTCCATTGTTTTGAAATTGGACAGCTTGGTTGGTCACATTGCCCGTTGCAGCTGCCACAGGATTAGATGTATTGTTTATTTCATCCTCTGCTTTAACAGGTATACCTATTGTGAGAAGACTGACAAGGATGTAGTAGTAGAAGTAGTGTCTATATCTCGTGTAATTTCTTCTAGAGATAATACTTGACTTGCTGCTCTGGTTGTTATTTCTAAAGTAAAAGGATCTCCAGCTGTTTCTATCTCGAATACTACATCTGATGCAGATATTCCTCCAGATGTTGCTGAAGTAGCTGTTACATTTTCTCCATTCCATGTATTTATTGCAGAACCATAGGTTGTTGTATCTATGGTTTCTGTTATCTCTTGAGTGGTAGTAGTAGTACTTTGCATACTACCTTGGGTAAAATTAGGTGTTACTAATTCTGCTCTTGCTATCGTGGGTGATATCAATAGGAAGAATAAAAACCATTTTTTCATTACTTTTGTTTTTCGTTACCGTTTTTTTTATTATTACCGTTACCAGTAGTTAACCCAAATGTTGCCAGGGCTCCAGTAAATATCGAAGCCGGAAATGTAATATCTCCACCTGGGCTTTTCTTTATCATAGGTATTTCTACATAATTTAATGTAATAATAAATCCACTCCAAACCACAACGCCAAGGCGGACGAATGTACCTAAGATTTGTATTTGGTGTTCTTGATCTTCTGCAGCATCTTTTAATTTACTGAAGAAACCTTTTTGTTTTTCTGTCGTTGCTCCTTCCATTTGTTAATTTTCTTTTGTAAGAACTTTTGAAGTTGTTTTTTTATTTTATCAAATAAAGGTTGTGCAAAAGTAGTAGCAGCTACAGCTGTAACAGCAGCATAAGTAGCTGCAGTAACCACTTCTGTAGTAGGTAATGGTACAGGAAAATCAATAATAGGAATTGTAACACTAGGGGCTACAGGTTCTTCAGTATTAGATTCTGCCTTTACCCCTTCAGGTCGTTCCAAATCACTAGGTGGAACTACAATAGGTGGAAAAGATGGTATTTTAGCTGATGGCGGTTTAAATTCAAGTGATGTTATAGATGGTGATTTAGGTATACTTAATTTAGGGAGTGATATACCAGACATTAATTAAGCGATATTAGCTCTACCTATTTCTCTCCAATTACTAGAAGCATACATTAAATGTATAGTATCAGTTTTATGATCTAATGAAAAATCTGAACCACCATCTAAGAATATGTTACCAGTAGCATCTTTTACTACAATAGTTCTACCGCTATGATTTGCTCTAAGAACTAATTGCATACCTTCTTCACCACCATTAATTGTATCTAGATCATCTGTACTAGCATCACTTTCAGTATCAACAGTATGATATGAATTGGTTACTGTAATAACTCCACTAGCTATTGTTAATTCTGCACCAACAGTATAAACAACTTTATCTGCTGTTACACTATTAGTTGCTATAGCACCATCAGAAGAGAAGCGTCCATCAGTTATGGCTTCTACTTGTGACGTACCGTCAAATGTTCTGTATGTCATAATTTGTTAAATTCCATAAACTGCGTTTTCTATTAGTAGTGTTATATTTGAACTACCTTTCTGAGCTTCTACATAGATTTTCTCTCCTTCTGTATTTACTGTTATATGATTATCATTTCCTGTAGTTCCTGTTAATGCTGTATCTGCTACACCATGAACTTCAAATCCTGTACTTCCAGCTAATAAATAACATTCTTCTTGTCCAGCTCTAGTATCATAAGCAAATATACCAAAAGTATCAGCTTCATCATCATTTATAATCTTACCTATACCCATAGTAGTAGGAGGTGTAAAGGTAGCTGCTTCACTATCACCTAAAGATGCAAAATGAGCATAATTCCAAGCAACTCCATTATGAGTAGGTATAAATCCAGATGGTAAATCAGTAATACCGTTAGGTAGTACTACTTTTAAATTTGTATAAGTAGTTGTTTTAACTGCTTCACTTCTAGTAACCACACCTGTAACATTTTTTACAGCTCTAGTTGCACTACCATCAACAACTAAATCTTTTCTAGCTACTTCGGTATCAGCATTCAAAACGCAATCTATACTATTTGAACCCCAATCTGCTACTGTAAGTGCTTTAACGGCTGTCCATGTAACACCATTATCAACTACAGTATTACCTTCAGTTGTAGGCCATGTAGGTTCAGTTGCAGAATGTGTAGTACCTGCTGAAGTTACTTTAAAAAAGTATCCAGCTTGAGTGCCAGTACGTCTTCGTTTAATTGTATCTAAACTATAAGCAGTATTAGCTGTCCACGCACCTGGGTCATCTACATATGGAAGATTGACATAACAGTTATTAGCTGATGTAAATTTAACTAATGTACCAGTTACAGAAGTAAAATCTTGACCACCTACATTTTCAACAATAATATTATGACATCTATTACTAGAACCTGCAGCGGTATCTCCATTTATATCACAAAAGATACCGTTATCAGATACATTTTCAACTCTAATATTTTTTACAGTACCACCATACAAGGCACTATAAGCATAGAATTGGATGCCTATATTTTCATCATTATCACCACCACCCCATTGTCCTCCATCTACGTGGACAAATTTACTTTCAAATCTACCACCAATTGCTCCAGTATAATTAGAAGAACAATGAGTATAATTAAAGTTCCAACTAGATCCAGCTGAATTAACTCTTACACCATATTTTTGATGATTATTAATTCTACAATTATTTAATGTACCTAAATAAGATTTACTTCCATCTGTTTCTTGTACAGGTTTACCATCACTACCTTCTAATTGTGTACCAAATAAAATACCACCGTATCCTAATGATTTACAATTTACATAAACATTATCACATCCAGAAAAAGGTGAGTTTCTAAAATGAATACCCCAACCACCTGTTATACTAGAAAGAGATCCAGTTTGTTGTGAATGGTTTAAAATATATAAATCTCTAAACCATACTCTATCTGCTCTAACAGTATCACTACCAACAACAAATGCTGATACATTATTTGTTATATTAGATATTTTAGTACCTTCATCTACTTGACTACCTTCACCTTGGATTGATATAGATTTTAATATAGTAATTGAACTTGTTATTTTGTAAGTACCCCTTGGTAGATAAAGAGTACCGCCTGTTGGTAATGCATCTACTGCATTTTGAATAGCAGTAGTATCGTCTGTTGTACCATCACCTTTTGCACCATAGTCTAAAGCAGAAACGCCTAAATTATGGCTTAAATTTGTTTGTATTTTTGTTAATGCCATAATTATAAAGTAGCTAAGTATTGAGTCCTATTCATGTATACAGTAGGATTTGTACTAACTACAGGATTAAAATTGTCAGCCACATCATAAGCATGATCAAGAGGCCATTCTACTTTATCTTCTGGATGAGATGCTTTACCGCCTTTGCTGATTAATCCTAATGATCCATCAGCTCTAAAAAATAATTTCATGATTTTAAGTTGTTGTTGTCCAAGTCCCTCCAGCTGCAGGAGCGTCAGCAGCAAAAAATTCTGTGCCGTCTTCAACTACCCAGCAACGTTCTTTTCTAACATTGCAATTTCTATATGTACCAGGACCATTCCTTACTCTCATTCCAGCTCCTGTACCAAAATTACATCCTGCCATTAGATCAGCAAAGTCGATACTATAATCAACATTTAAAGATTCTTTTCCATTTGTATTACCACTGACACATAAAGAAGATGTTTGAACTTCCCCTGCTTCTTGACCTAATAAGTCTCTTGTTATACCAGAAGGCCATTTGGTATTATTAATAATATATAAGAACCAATGTCCAGCATGATCAGGAACAAACCATTGAGCGTTGTTTCCAGTTCCTGTAAGGTTTACTGCAGTACCAGCATCAGCGTTAGCAGCAGTAGTTGCTAATTTAATTGTATTGTCATCAACTCTTATAACCCAATAAGGATACTTATTACTTAGTCCTGCAAGTGTTGTTCCACCACCATTGTTATAAATAACTTTATCTCCAGTAGTATAGTTATGTCCTGTAATAGTTATAACTTCAGTACTAGTATTTACTGAACTAGTAGCAACCACATCAGCACCAGCATTTAGATGTAAAAAGTCTAAACAATCAACCATATTATCTCTAATATCCCAAATCATTTTACCTGTAAATAAATCAGGTTTAGGGAAATTATTTCCTCCAGCGTAAATAAAATAATCTGGTCTTATTGTAGTAGTATCACTTCCTGTAATATCACTATCTGCTCCACCTTGGATAGTATTGTTATGGACTCTATATATTAAAGTCATCTGTGTAGACTCTGCAATTGGTTCTAATCCAATAGCATATTTTATTTTCTTTTCTAAATTAAATACATTATCTTTTATAAGAGTAACGTGTCCTTCATTATTGTAATCCAAGTTAGAAGAAGAAGCTCTTTGAACTTGAAGTAACATAGAAGCTGTACCACCTCCTGTATCCCAGTCTGTAGTACCAGCCCATTCAGAACCAATATGGATTTTATTGTTTATAATTGAACTATTACCACCTTGGACATCGATACCTTTCCAATTTTTAATTAGAACCATATCTTTTTCTAATTTCATTAAATTACCACTAACAGTACATTGTCCGTTTGTTTGTAATTTAATAAATCTACCGTCGCAATCTTTTATATAGTTATTAGAAACGTTAACTAAATCTCTATCATATTTGCTGCTTTGAGCATTAGTAAAAACAACTATACCATCTGAATCAGCACCTCTTGTTGTAGCACCGTCACCACCTTGATTACCATGACTAACATCTTCTATGTAATTATTAGTGATATTTGTTATATGACAATCTTGAACGGTTATACCTCTACATGCATCACAACCATCAGCATTTTTTTCTCTTATAACATCTTTAATAAAATTATTAGTTACTTCTGCGTTTTCATAACCTTGTATTTGAATTCCAAGTGCATCATGTGTAACACTTGCATTATTTACACCTTTAATATCTTCAATTTTACAATCTTTTACTACAGCATGTTTAGGTAAAGTTGCACCTGAAGTTCCTGTATTTTGAAATCTTATTACAATTGCTGAAGCAACTTTGTTATTACAATTGATTGTCAAGCCTTCAATATGAACAACTTTATAACCTATTGTATCTGATGCTCCAGATTTAAAAGCAATACCATAATTAAGATATACGGAAGGTTGAAAATCTAATACAGCACGTTCATCACCAATTAATGAAATAGAAGTTGTACTAGCAGGAGTTGAAATAGAACCTAAATAACCAGTTAATCTATATGTTCCTGGTGGGAAAAATACAGTACCATTTTTTGTTGCTAAAGCAGCGTTAACTGCATTTTGACAAGCTGTTGTATCATCTGTAGTTCCGTCACCAGTTGCACCAAAATCTTTAACTGAAAAAGCTGAAAAAGATTCTTGTAATTTACTTGCAATTGTTCTAGCTACAGCTCCTGTACCAGTTTGAGTAAATGAAAGCTTAGTAGCATCAATAGCTGCTGAAGTATTAACATCAGCATTAACTATAGAACCATCAATAATTTTAGCAGAATTAACTGAATTATCAGCTAATTTAGCTGTAGTAACAGCAAGTCCACCTAATTTAGAAGTTACAACTGTACCATCACTAACAGTAATATTTGTATCAGCTAATTTAGATTTTAAAACACCAAAAAATGTAGTACCAATTTCAGGGGCTTCAGTAAATGTAATAGTACTTGCTGTTGGGTTTACAGTATATGCAATATCAGGTTCTTGTAAAACACCACCAATACTAATAGTAACATCTAAAGCACTAGATATTGAAATATCAGAACTGTTATGATGTAAATTAAATGTAGTTGTACTACCGTTAAAATCACTAGATATATCGTCTATTTTATACTGTTGTGCTCCAGCTGATGAAGCATAGGTACCTTGAACTGTCCACTTAACTCCATCATAATAATATGATAAACCGTTAGTAGCGTTATGTGTTTGTCCCGTAGTTGGGGACGAAGGAAAATTTAATGCCATAATTTTATTAGGATGCGTTATCTGATCTACATACTTCTATCCAGAAAGTAGAAACATACATTAAAAGCAAAGCGTCTTGACCATGGTCTAAACTAAAATCACCATTAAGTCTAAGATTACCAGTACCGTCTTTTGCTACAATTGTTCTACTACCACTTTGAGCAGTAATAAGTAACATTTGTCCAGTAGCTCCACCGTTAATAGTATCTAAATCATCTGAGCTTGCATCGCCTTCTGTATCTATTTTATGATAAGAATGTGTTACTGTAATTACTCCGCTTGCAATAGTTAATTCACTACCTTGATCATAAACAACTTTATCTGCTTCTATTGTTTTAGCTGTTACATATCCAGCATTAGTAACACTTAATTGTGTATTATTATCATACCTAAAATCTAATAAATCACTTTCAGAATTATCTCTTAAAATAGTCCAATCATTAGTAGAACTTGTAGGATCATTTGTTAATTGAATCTTGCTATCTGCAGTACCACTGTCATCGGCTGCCGATAATATAACAGAATTACTTTGATTAGAAACAATAATTTCGTTATCACCTTCTCCACCAACGCTTAATAAACTTCCAGCAATAGTATTAGCTAAAGTTTTAATACCTAAAGTACCAGTACTTGCTGGTGCAATAATACTTATATCACCAGTTCTAGCAGTACCTACAATAGTACCTTCTGCGTTTGCATTAGTAACTGCAAAACTTGAAAGTTCAAAAGTACAATTATTAAAACTAACATCATCACAATAATCTAAACTAATCGAAGTGTTTGAATAAGTTCTAAAATTACAAGCTGTAAAATTATGACCACGAATACCACTACTACTAAGTCTACCATCAATATAAAGTGCAGGTATTAAATAATTACCATCTGCTCTTGTATGATGATCAGCTGCACTAAATATACCACAACCAATAAATCTATTACCTGTTAAGCCTTCACTAGCCGCTCCATCGTCGTGATCATTTCCAATAATTGCGACAGAAGTGAAGTTAGAATTTATAAAAGTATTATAGTCTGGATCTATTATAGAATCTGCTGAAGTATTATTTACAATTAAACCAGCTTCATCAAAATAACCAAATATATTAACATTAGTTAAATTAGCTAAAGTACTTCTAATTAATAAACCTACATCATAATCTGATCTATTATCTGCTGAAGCTGCAGTTAAAGCTCCACCAGAATTTAAAACATCGCAATCTAATATTATTCCTATATCACTCATATTTAAACCTGCATCATAATTATATTTCATGCAATATTTAAAAGAATGATATGTAGGTGCGCCACCAGTTACTTCTGTTCTAGTTGTTGTTTCTGTTTTATTTCCAGTACCATCAAATATAAATACTGTTCCACTAATAGTATTTTTTATTCCAGGTTTTAATTTAATTTTATCTCCTTTTTGTTGTGGAAAAGTATAAATACTTGGAGACCCTTCACCTTTAATATGAATATGTTCTGGTAAATCAATCCCTGTATTATTAATACGATATACACCACTTGGAGCATAAGCTATTTTATTTTGACTTGCAGCTGCAGCTAACCAATTTGTAACTGCTGTTGTGTCATCTGTATCATAGTCACCTACAGCACCAAAATCTTTAAGAGAAAGTTGTTCTTTTAACTTACTATCCCAAGTTCTAGCTGATGCACCAGTACCAGTTTGAGTAAATGACCTATCACCATCTGCATCAAACGGTGGATTAGCTTCTACCCATTGACTAGAATCTGTATCTACATAATAAATATAAGTTCTACCACTTGTTGAATCAAACCATGTGTCACCTGAACTAGGTGTAGTAGGAGCTGTTGCACCTGCACTATGATTAGCATTAGCGTAGTTAAATATTTCTCCTTTTTCTATACTATTTTGTTGTTCTTCTAATGCATATAATGCTTGTGTTTGATTATCATTCAAACTAGCAGCCTTTACAGAAGAACCTGCAGCAAATACATTATTAGCTGTTGTTAAACTTGTCTCTCTATATATTTCAATTTGAGCAAGATTAGTTGGGGCGGTATTAAAATTAACAGTTGTTGGATTAGAAGTTGGCGTCAGTGTGTATTCAGTTGTCGCTAATACTACTCCATCAAGTTTTACTTTGATGTGACTAGTATTTAAGTAGGGGAATGTAAAGGTAAAGGCAGTTGTATTACCGTCACCTGTATAATAATTTTTAGTTGTAGCCATCTTTTAATTGTTTATTTGTTTTGCAAGATATACTCAGGGTATGCGTCTTGCTTTAACTGATCAATATTACCAGCTTTTTGGTTATAATCGGAGTTTATCTTTTCATATTCACGTTCTCTAATACCAGCTCTCATTTCATCAGGTAAATTATCCTCTGCTACTCGCTTACTTTGAGCATAAGCTTGTTGTAACCTAGAATAAATATTAGCATACTTTGCAGTATCTAATACTTCTGATGAAACTAAACCTTGTCTTTGAGCACGTATAATATTAGTAAAACCTTTTATACCATTATATTCTAATCTATTAGCATCTCTCATTATCTCACGTATCTTTTGTTGATAGATACCCATCTCACCTATCTTACTATTGATAGCTGCTATTTCATGGTTCTCTAAGACAACACCTCTTTGACTCATATTCATAGTTGGTGAACTATTGAATTCGATATCAATAAGGAACTGTCGTTCTTTAGAAGGTTTATCATGGACCTTAATTGGACCCATGTTAAATAAACGTATAAAGAAGTTTTCTTGATAACCAACAGGTTTACCATCAATAGGATCTACTAAAGGAGGTAAAGCACGTTCAGGATCAAAAGCATCTAACCAAGCATTTCTATTCCGTAAGTTATTTTCAAACTCACTTCTTAGTTGTCTTAGTTGAGGATACATTAGTTTACCTAGTTCGTTCCTTAAACCACCCATAGGTACAAAGTTATTTAGAAAACTAGAAGACCACCTAGAAGCTGCTGAACCATTACCTTGTAATACGTCAAACATAGGTTCTAACTGAGACAATACTGTTCTATTGGTAATTGAACCTGCAAGAATAGCCATTAACTTAGTACCCATATCTTCTATCATACTAGAAGTTAAAGTATCTGAGTTATCTACAACATCAGCTGCTAAAGCTATCCAGTCTCCAACTGGTCCCATCCATTCGTAACTAACTACTTTGTTGGTACCAGGGACTGTACAAGTCTTAGCTTTCCATCCACTCTTAATTCTTTGTCTTTGTCTAGCCTTATCATAATGACCAGTACCTGTGCATCTACCATTCATTGAAGCTAAGAAAGCTGCTGTAGTCATAAAACTACCTATAGCTGCTTTACCTTTAATTTCATAGCGAAGCATCTGGAATGTTTCATTAGCAAATTCATCAACTGGTTTACCTTTACTTTGTAAGATCTCAGCAATTTCTTCCATAGTAAAATCACTTACTTTCTTACGTCCTAATGGTCCCCACATCTTTTGATAATCACCTGAGAATACACCAGCTGGACTCCATTTACGGAATGTATCAATAACGTTTGCACCAGTTCTAGGGAAGTAAATAAAGGATCTAGCAATAGGGAATCGTTTAATGAACCAATTAAATCCATCAACAATAGGTGAATCAGCGTTAAGTGCTATCTCACTAGTTGCCATATCAACAGCTTCATTACTAATCATTCCATTAGCATCATGCCATTTGTTATAGATTTCTTCTGTAGCTTTTCTCATACTGGTTTCAGTTATTTCTTCACCAGACTGAGCTAATCTATTAAATGCTAAATACTTAGCTTCTGTGTTAGCAACTACTGATTTAGTAAAACCATCTAATGCTGTCATAGCGTTACCGCCAAATCTAAGCACAGGGTCTACTGACATTGCATCTAAATCTTCAAAAATGTTAAGAAGCATTGTTGCTCCATCTTCACCTTCTGCACTAGAAGCATCAGCAAAAGCTCTTAATGCATCTAAACCTTTTTCAGTTTTAACTGCAATATCACTACGCATTACATAACTAACATCTTTAGGATTGGTTGAAGCCTTCCTAAATACAAGTCTCATATGACTAAATGCTTGTTGCATAGTGTTGTCTAATGCAAAGTGAGCAACCATAGCTTTCCTAGCGTTAGCCAGATCACCCTCTGCAACGGCTCCAAACACGGTTGCACTACCTCTACCTAGCAATCCAGTCAAGTTACCAGCAGCAGCCCTCATAGGCGTTCCTAGAGCTGATAGAAGGGAGTTAAATAAATTACTCCACATTGCCTTATTGATAATTGAAGGAACTTCAGGGTTAAGGTCAACGATTGCTTTCTTAAATACTCCTAAGTTTTCACCAGCCCATCGATGTAATTTAAACAGAGAGTCTACATCACCATCAGTAAACTCATTAGCTAGTAATAAAGGTTTAAGGAATTCAGGGTTTTCTCTTGCTACAGTCTTTAAAGTATCAGTCCACTCTTTAGCTTGTGGTATAAGTTCAGTTAATCTACTGTTTGTATTAGCTAATATAGTATCAGCAGCTGCATTAATGACTTCTTTATCACCAGTTTCAGTAGCTGACTTCCATGCGTTCATATGAGACATCATGGAATTAGCTTCAAAGTTAGCTAAACCTTTCTCTACCATTAGTACTTCTAATCTATCAGCCATTAAGTCGATAGTTCTATTTATAGAAGCACCTTCTTCCATTAGTCTAGCACCTTCAGACATGTCAGCAACTTGTCCAGCTTCAGAAGTAACAAGATAAGCTCTTGCTTTATGAGCATCAAGGTCTATCATCTGTGCTTTTAATTGCTTAATTGCACCTGATATACCTTTCTTACCTACGATTCTAATAGCAGATTCATCAACTGATCTCTTGAATTCATCCAATAGACCAATGATTTCATCAGGTTCTACCCGTGGGTGTAGTAATGTAGCTGCTAATTTCTTACCAGCATCATCCATTACTTTAGCTGAAACAAGTTTATTAGATTTAAGTCTCTTACTGAAAGAGCCACCTTCTTTTAATTGTTGTGTTAACTCACTGACTAAGGTTCTATTACTTAAGTTCTCTAGTTCAATACCTTCTTTACGTGCAGCTTCATGGATAAGATTACCTATCCTACCCCATGCAGAATCAATATTGTTTTGAATCTGTGCAGCATCAGCTTGAGCACCAACGATACCATCAGCATCTTTAGTACGAACTAATGTTTCACCTTCATCAAATTGATTCCAGTCAATAGCAGGTTCACCTTTACTTACATAGTATTCATTAAGTAAGTTAAGTTCCTTTTCTTTACGTGCATAGTTTCTAAGTACAGCATCTTCTACTGGTTTATCAGAGAACTTGATATCTGTAAATTCATCTTTAGCTAAGTCATTAATATTCTTATTACCACCCTTAGCTGCGTTGAATTTAGAAGCACGTTTCATGCTTCCACCAGCTTTTGTTATGTAAGCTGCACCTTCTATAATACTTGATAATAATCCGAAGATAGCACCCTCATTAACATTCTTAGCTCTTTTATCTCCAGCTGAATCGTCATCATTTGTAGCAATACTATTAGGTATCCATTGAAATATCTTAGGCCAATACTTCTTTAAAGTACCAGCTAAGTTATCATCCTTTTGGTTCTGTTCTGCTACATAATCTACTAAGCCACCAGTACCAATGTCGATACCAAACTTAGACATGTATTCAAATGATTTTCTGTTACCTAGAGATCTTAACCACTTTGGTCCTACACCTCCAGCTGCTTGTAGTTTACTACCAGCTTGGATAGCCATACCTCTTAGACCTAGTGAGGGTATCACTAGACCAGATATGTTACGGACAGCTGTAGATACTTTATCTTCATACTCAGGTAGCTTAGGTACGTTGAAACCTGTTGCCATGTTATAGGCGTCTGTAAGAGTATCTATAATACCAACAGCAGGTGCTACACCTTCGTATAAGTTTTGTGGTAGACCTCTGACAGTTCCTTCAGCTATATCTTGTACAGCTCCTAACGCACCTTCTCTAGGGACGAATCCCTCTTCTCCAGGTGCTATGTATCCTTCCGTAGAAGGTTGTTGTGTTTGTTTAGATTCTACTGGAACATCCGTAGGTGTTCCTTCATCTTGAGATAAAGAAGCATTTGCTTCATTAAGCAAATTTTCTATTTCATCTGAAGATGGTAATTCTAAATTAAGTTCTTCGTCCATAATTAGGATCTTGTGTTATACCTGCCAATTTGTGTATCTGGTTGCTGCATTTTTTTAGTTTCTTCTATTTCTTTTTCTAATTCTTCTTTTTCTTTTTGAGCAGTTACTCGTTGTTTATCAGCTTCTCTAATGATGTAATTAAGTTGGTTTGGGCTTAAACCTCCTATATTCCTTTTATTATAATAACTTAAAAGTGTTCTACCATCATTGATGCCTTCAAGAACTTTTCTTATTTGAATATCAGGACTATTTGCAAGTTGTTCTTTTAAATTTTTTACTGTTTTAGGATCTAAATCAAATCTTTTAACAAAATTTTTATCACCTGTATCCTTAGTTTTTTCTAAATATTCTAATTTAGAAACTATTAAAGCACTAGGTTGTTTACCATAGATCCGAGCTTTAAGTAAGACATCAGGAGGAAATGCTGTTAATTTACCATCCTTTATATTATCTACTACAGCTAAAAGTTCAGCATTGGTTATACCTCTACCCTTATTTAAAAGATTAGTAAGAGTTTTATGCTCTTGAAATTCATTTAAAACATTGCGTACAGTACGTTGAGGATTAGTACCTTTTGTTCGTTCTATTTTAGATTGTTGTTGAGCTTCCCAACCAGGAAAACCACCTTGACCATCTGAAGTTAATATTCCAAAATCTGCATTTTCGGTATCAGTAGCTTTAACAAAAGCACCTTTTGATGTTAACCAATTATTTAAATCAGTTTCTGTAAGTTCATCTATCTGATCACGAGGTGCTTCTGGATTTAGATAGTGTTTCATATAAAGCTTATCAGCTTTTGCTGAAATAAAATCTCTAATTTCTTCTTGAGTTCCAGGTGTTAGTTTTTTACCTGCAATAGATATATCAAGACCTAATAACTTGTTAGTCATTATATTGGTAGCAAGATCGTCTGAAGTTGTTTTACCAAATCCATTTTGCTCCCTATTAGCTTCGTATGCGTCCTTATCCTTTTTCCATTTCTCAAAGTCAACCTGACTCATATTTTCTACTTCACCTTCATATTGCCCAGGTCTACCTGTAAGCTGTATTTCTCCAATTCTTTCTTGTTCTATTTGTGCTACAACAGGGTCAGATTTTTGAGCCTTTTCAAATTCTTTATATAAATCATCAGATGTTTTACCACCATTTTTAATGTATGTACTTAAAATTTGATCTTTTTGATCTGCTTTTATATTACCTTGTTTTATACCAACTATAGCATTTGTAAGGGTTGTTTCATTTGCTGCAACTGATGCATCATATATAGCTTTATTGTAAGCATTTACTTGTGCTTCTAATTGGTGCCATTTACTTGCACCGTCTTTATCCGTAAATAATAATTCACCTTTACCAAGTTTATCACCAACGTCAAACCCAGGATATTGTTTTTTATTTTTTTCAGTTACAATAATATCACCAGCATCATGCTTAACATATCCATTCCGCATATCTGCTAATTCATAGTCTTTTAAATCACCAGTAGCTGCTTGGCTAAATAAATTTAAAAAAACATTATCTTTGCTTGATTCTTTAATTTGCTTAGAAATTTCATCTGCAAGATTACCTCCTTGTTTTCTAACTAAATCAATTCTTTTTGCAAATTTAAAATTATCAGCAGTTAATAAATTATCTTTTATTTTTATTTTACTTAGAATACCTTTAGTATTAGTAAGTTCTGATATTTGATTTATAAATTTTTCAGCAAATAATTCTTCACTTATATTTAAGTCAGATACTTCATCAAATAAATATTTTTCTATATAACTTTTTTTACCTTGTGTATCGTTCGTAGCTTCTAAATCACGCCACTTTCTTTGTCTTTCTTCATTACCTTTGAATCCTGAATTAACAATATCTATACCATTATCAATTTTTTGTTGTGCTAATATTTGTTGATAATAAACTATATTTGCACCATGCTGGTCTAATAAAGTTTTACCAGCTTCAGGAGATAATCTACCCAGTTTTACAGCTTCATTAACTTTATTCTTGAATATACTGAAATCACTTTTTAAATTACCTTCATCCGTTCTCCATTTAATTAATTTAGTTGCTTCTGGTTTATCTGTATCTTTTATAGTATCTAACCATTTAACTTTAGCTAATCTTAATTTCTTTTTATCTTCTGCTTTAATGTTAGCTTTCCTAGCTTCTACTACTGAACCAATAGTCTGAGAGAAACTAGCTAACTTACCAAACATCTCAGGTAAATCCAAGGTAGCAGCTTCTTCCTGTCTGTCTCTTTCTCTAAGTTGTGCGTGGTATGTATCTAATTGACGAGACTGCCTAGCGTAGACCTTCTCTAAAGGAGTCAACCAGTCGGTGACTTTCTGTGGATCGTATTGTATTGTCATAGGTTATGCTTTAAATCCTGTATAAATTTGAGCAACAGAACCAGCAATACTCAAAGCATCCATAAATGCTGCTTGTCCTACGTTCTGATACACAGGTTTAGGCGGTGCAAGGTCAGGGCTCTTGATAATAGCATTCTTAGCAAATTGATTCATTTGCTCAGAACGTGCTTGTCCAGCTGCTTTAGCTCCAGCTGCATCCATATCAGCTTTACTTTCTGTTAGTTCAAAAGCTTTACGTGAAC